ATTGTTGTCGTTTGCCCAAGACAACATGTGGCTGATACTGCGTTCTAACGCTGTTTCAACTGATTCTTTTCTAATGAGGTCAAATACATATTGGTCATAGAGTTCGTCTCTACACCAGTGATCCAATTTGACACCTGATGATACAACCCAGTCAATGAATCGTTCCGGGTAGAGAGGATTAACGTTACTGACAAAACTGCCAAACTTAACAAAGGCGTTATAATAAGGACTTTTAGAAAAATCTTCATAATTTTTATCCTGAGGGTTACTGGGTTGAGCTCGCTTGTAAAAACGTTGGAACGTGTCAAATCCAAGTATAACATGCTTGTCAGTTTTGGCCAATGCTCTACGTTTTTGTTCGCACACATGCACAGCCAAAGTTTTTTCTTTAGTGAATTTGTTGTTGCAATATCCACATGTGTATGAAATTGTGTCAGCTGTTAGTGCCATCATTTTAATTTTTTAGCAATGGTCGCTTCGTCCATGCCATGGTCGCGAGCCAGTTGTTTTAACTCTGCATCCGTACTTATTTTGCTTAAAAGTTCGATCTCGTCTATTTTTTTAGCCGGATAAATTTCTTCTAAAAACCTAACTTTTTTGTTGTTGATGCCGGCTTTTTTCTTAAAACCAATCCACTCATGCCAGAATGTTTTTTCTCCGTTCCAACTGCACATGCACAACAATTGCCACATCAGCTTGGGATGTTTTTGCAGGCTATTCCAATGCTTGTTAAAATATTCGTTAACAGTCAACACAAAATGTTCTTGTATTTCTCTGTTCTGGCCGGCCACATTACTGACGTATCTGTTGAGAATAAAGAATTCACTCTTGAGACTCTTTTGCTGGTCAGAGTCCATTGCGTCCCACAGTTCGCGAACATTTTGATCCACTGCTGTTAACTTTTCTTTCAACTCAATCTTTTCACTCACGGAGTTTGTCCTTGCTTAATTTGTATATCATTATAACACGATCCAGCGCCTTTTGTAAAGTCACATTGGTACGTGCTTCTCGCCGAATCTCGCCCCACATTTTACTGTCCATTATGTGCTCGTGTAACGGTCTACCATCATCAGTTCGAGGATCTGGTTTATTTTCCATTTCGTATTTGTATCCAATCAATTTGCGATCAGTGGATCCAAACTCACGGGCATATATTTCATCGCCGTTGCGCTCATATACATAACTTGCACCAGGTTTGAGACTGCCCATTTTACTCTTCCCGAGGAACCAGTTTGGCATCAAATGCCATCACTGTGCGATGTCCTTCACCCTTCCAAGGATACACAGAGTGGTTTAGATAACTTGGAAACAGGATCACAGTACCGGGAGCTGGACTGTACTTCCAGTTGTCATTCATTATGAACTTGCTGACATCTCTAGTGTGTGGCAAATGAAATGCAATTTGTCCGTCACTGGGTCGCTTGTCGGGAGAAAAGTCTGGAGAACTGATGTAAATGTTACCACTCAAATTGCCCCCAGGGTGGCTATGCATTTCTTGATAATCACCAGCCCGTTGTTTAATGGTCCAAATGCTGGTCACAACAGGTTTGCACAATCTCAAATCTTCAGTGCCAGATTGTTGGCTGATAATTTCCAAGTATCCATTGCACAGCCCTTCGAGAAAATGCACAAGCCAGTTGACATCCACATTCAACTGATTTGGATACACTTGTATTTGTTGCCCGCCTCGTATGCTGATAAGTGGATTATCGGAATCGTTCAATTCTGGATGATTGTGCAACATCTCTGCCAGATTGAATATTTGGCTAAACTGCACCGCCGGCACATCGTCGATGGCCAGCACCACTGGTTGAAAATATGCTAATTTCAAGGTCATAATATTTTGTCCAACTGTATTATTTCACTTTGTCTGCTGATTTCTTTGACAAAATACACACAGTCCGGTTTGTCTCCAAATCGTGTGGGTGTTGCCAGTAGCTGTCCGTTTTTCATTTTAGGGAAATACCATTTGACATCATTGTAAAAATTTATAATTTCAATCTTCTTAAACTCTACTCTAAACGAGCTCAACGGATTAAAACACAATGCTTCAAATCCTCTGTCATTCAAACTTGTTAACGGTAGAATTTCTATATCGCAGGCACTGGAACTGTCTCCTACAGCAATGCACCAATCTATTGGCATGGTAACTTCATCGTTGCCAATGCGCAACACCATTGCCGGTGCATTGAAACTTTCTAGAAAAATCAATGGCATAAAGAAAAAATCTGGTTCGTTCGGACTACTGTTATCCAATACTGCAAACCTTGTGTTTTCATCCACTTCTTCTGGTAGATTGTTAAGTGAAAACGTCTTGTTGTCTAGTGTTAATATCTGCATAATTCCTTATTTTTGCCAATCCACTTTTTCTAAAGTAAATGGATATTTGGCTTCCTTGTAAAATTTCTTACGTTCAGTAAGATGCCTCTTGGCATATTTACAGGTGCTAGTCAAGTCCCAGATTTGTACGAAGTCTTTGTCGTCTGCTTTTCTAATACCGCGCCCAATGCTTTGTATAACTCTAACAAAGCTCTTTCCGGGCTCAAGAAGAACCATATTAAAAATACGGGGGATATTAATACCCACAGCGGCCACACCGTAAGTCGCCACAATAATCTTGTTATCAGATGTTTTAACTTCATCATACTCTTCTTTTCTATCTTTGGTTTTAACTTCACCTGAGATGAATACTGCTTCATCTATTTCGTTTACTAAAAATTTGCCTGAGTCGATTCTGTTAACTAACACCAATGTGTTGCCTGATTGTGAGATTTTTTTAATTAATTTGCTGATATATAACATCCTGTCTTCGTTAGTGACAAGATACTTTAATTCGTCTGAATACATTTTGAATTCGGGTATGTCTATCAATTGTACCACATTCACATGACAAGTGGACAACACGCCCATTTCTTGCAGTTCATGTGCTTTGATTCCGCCTACCACAAATCCCAAACTGGCAAAAATAGGTTGTGCTTCAAAGTCGCCTTTGGGAACAGTGCCGGTTAGTCCCCAACGTATGGGTGCATTACACAAGTTTTGTGTGAGCAAATTCTTTAATACTTCGGCTTTTGCCATGTGTACTTCGTCGACTATAACTGTCTTAACACCGTTTAAAAATTCAGCCAAAGACACAATTTCGTATTCATGTGATTTGGATTTTTTATCTAAAATATTAAGACTTTGCCATGTGCAAATGGTGTGCGTCTTGTTGAGATCCTTGCGGTCGCCGTAATAAACACCCACGTCTAATCCCACAGCAATAAAATCTTCTTCTGTTTGTTCCACAAGACTTTTGTTAGGCACAATAGTGATAGTACGCCCGTATTTTTCTGCCAACTGGCTCAATGTTGCTGTTGTGATTGTTTTGCCAGCACCTGTGGCAATTTCTTGTAGGCTTTGTGTGTTGGTTAAAAAGGTGTTGATTGCGTCCACTTGATAGTCACGCAACATAATGGGCTCGCCTTCTTTTTGATGACCTTTTGGCCACACTTTGCCTTGATCTGCCCAGTAAGTTTCAGTTACTGGGACAAATTCAATCTTGGGAGTAGTGCGAAGATCTTCTAATTCGTCAATGCTGATATCCATGTTGGACAGCACTTCGAGACATTTTTCTAGCTGGCTGAGATAGCCGTTGCCCCCAAGGCCAAACATACTGACTTTACCGTCCCATCGTCCCAGTTTGTAGGCTGGACGATGTCGTGCTGTTGGATCTTCATACTTGAATGTGTTGGTCAGTTTTTTACGAGCTTCTAAATTCAAGCCTTCAAATTTAATATTGACTTCATCTCTAATTACCAATTTCACCGTCATGCAATAATCCTTGTTTGATCCATTAGATTTGGTTGTTCTGCCCATTCAACAATAAGGTCACAACAATTGGAGTATACAGCAGTTTTGCCATGCCGTAAACCCATTCGACTATCCAGTGCTATCACGCTCATGGGTCTCCATGGATTTGTGAGGAAGAATTTGGGTATTTTTCCACTCTGTACAGCACACACTTGAGTGTCTGATTCCAAGCGGTAATTGTACTGTCTATCCGCAATTAAACTGTTGAAACGTTTGCCAGACTCGTCATTGGACAATCTAAAGTAAACACCCACACGGTCATAAATTCCGTTATTATCCAGGGCTTCCGCCAGCATTTTTAGGTTGTTGTTGTACATGTCATTGACCAGTGTATCAAACACCACAAGCAATGGAAATCTTTTTAATTCCACCAAACTGGCAATGACATTTGACAATGAATGTTGATTTTTATCGACCCATATTTTTGTCTTGTTTCTGTTTGCCAGCACTTCTGTCAGGGTATCACCGTGATTTTTGGCAATTTCTGTAAAGTACTGATAACGCATACTTCTGTCAGTTATGATGTTGTTGTCAATGGCTGTGCCAATACCCAAATCTTCAGTGATGTGTTTTTGAAAATTTGCATTGACGATATTGGTCAATAAAAATTGGTCGCGAAAAGTGGTTTCTGACCAGGATTTTATGGTGGCATATTGCGTTTTTACGGTGTCATCGATTTCCATGTCAAATGGAGCCAATGCTTCAACAATGTGTACAATGTTTTGTTCAGTTAGGTCAGCAGTGTACTTTTTACCGTTTTGTTGTGCGACAAAATTTTCACATTTTTTCGACAAATCTTGCAAAATTTTGCGAATTTCTAAGTTGAACGTGAATTCAACAACCAGCATGGATTCGCCATCTTCGTCGTTGGCAATATACAATTTTCTTACTTGTTCTATTTGTCTAAATTGCCTTGACCATGCAGGAGTGCTGATTGCTTGATTTAAATTTTCTGAAATTTCACCAAGTTTTTTCTGATTTTCTTTGAGAATTTTAAGCAGCAATCTGCTTTGATTTTCTGTGATAAAAAAGTGACTGATTATCGATGACCCAAGACTGCGTAGCACTCTGCTGTCTTTGGCAGGTACTAATTCTTCAACAGTGGGTGTGGTCGAATTTACAATTTCTAGCAATAATTTGTCAACTGTTATCATATAGTAAGTATACGCTCTCTTTTTCCAGAAAACAACCGTTTAGAAAAAAATAGGCCTCAATATTATTTAAGGCCTACGGTCACTTTTTTGAGCGAATGAATTATAAACTTGCGTCTTCCATGCCTGCCACACGCAATTTCACAATGTTAGTTATTTGCCATTGTTTTTGATCAAGTGCTTTGGTAATGCCCAACCACTTGTTGCGAAGTAGGGCAAATTCGTTGATAATTTTTTCAAAGTCAACAACATCGCTTTCGCCTTCCACATACTTTTCACAATCACGACTGCTTAATGCACGTTGATAGTTTTCAAGATATTTACGAAAGTGTTGACTTTTAAGACGTCGTAGTTCAATGTTAAGGTATTCTAAAATTGCCTCAATTTCTTGTAATTGTCCAAATCTATGTTCAACTACACCGGGCATTGCGGCCGCAGCTCGTTCAACATTTCCAGCAATCTTACATTCCTTCTTGGCTTCCATTAGTTCAGATTCGAAATATACAGCCGCATCGGGAATGTTTGAAATGTCTTTGGAAATTTCAGAATACCAACCCATTAAAACTCCAATTCGTCAATATCATCTTCCAGTTCAGCATCTTCATCTTCATTCAAATAGTAAGCAATTGCTTGATCTAGAATAGTATCGACTCCAGTTGCTGCTTGTAGCAACTGATCAGATGCACCAAAGTCCGCTAGCAAATCAATGTAACGTTCTGCTACTACTTCTTGTTGTTTTTTATCAATGTACTCGATAAACGTAAGCCAAACATCACCAATTTGTGTTTCATTCAACATGTTCTTCTGTCTCCTCAGGAATGGTAGTTGTTGTTAAAGGTTTGATATGGAATTTTGCCATTATCATATCTAATTTATCATCTTTCCATTCTTTTCGATAGAATTTGAACTCTTCGCCTGTCTCTGGATCAACCCACTTGAGTCTATTGCCTTCTTGTTTCAACAAACCGGCTTTTTCGCACATGTCCACCATGCCACTATAAGGATTCATACCTGTTTCGTATGGAATTTTAATTTGCACAGTTTCAAATGGCTTGCTGTAACGAGTTTTCATAATCTTGCAACTGGCACGAATACCCATTACATCTGACACTTTGTTGCCGTCCTCATCTTCTTTGAGTTTGAGTTTTTTCATAGCAACAACGATGGAACTTGCGTAAACAAAACCTTGTCCACCTGAGATCTTGTCGTCTGGATCAAACATGTCTTGACTTGCGTATGTGTGGTTAGTACATACCATGCCAACATTATAAGATCCAAACATGTTTACACAGTTACGAACCAAACTGGTAAGTGCTTTAGGTTTACGACCCATGTCTCCCTTCATGTCTCCAGCTTGAAACTGGTTAATGTCAGTAGGGGTAAGCAACATACCCAATGAGTCTATGACAAATAAGACTTTGGGACGCTCTGCCATTTCTTTGTACTCTTTCATGAATTCATGAATGGTTTTTGCCACATCATCAATCATTGCCATGTTGAGTTTAAGAAGTTTTTCTTCGCTGGTATCCACACCAAGTGCATGTAGCCATGTTTCGTCAAGTGCATTTTCTGTATCAATCAAGATAACATAAATGCCCTGTGCTTGTGCGTTGCGTACTAGATTACCTGAGCAAATAAAACTTTTGCCAGCGCCACTTTCACCAGCAAACACCGTGACCTTACCCAAAGGAATACCCTTGTTAAAATCACCGCTGATCAGGTAGTTAAGTGTATAGTTACCTGTACTAACCCAATCTGTAGGATCGTTAAACCCCACTCCAAGACCGTCAATACTTTTGGTCAAGGTCTTTCTAAATTTTGATAAATCAAAGGCTTTTGTAGCCATAAGTTAATTCTCCTAAATGATTGGTAAAGGGCCGAAGCCCTTTACATTACGCTTTTTGACGATTACGAATCATTGCCAAGATGTCTTGGGCACGTGAATCGCCGCCAGCACTTGCTTCAGCTTTTGCCGCTGGTGCAGGAGTTGACTTGGCCACTGGTGCAGGATCCGCATCAAATGGTGCATCGTCATCACTTGCCGCTGGTGCAGGTGTATGTGCTTTAGGAGTTGCTTTGGGATCACCAGTGTTCTGGCTCATCCCTGCTGGTTTGAAATATTGACCCCAACGTTCCATGTCATATGGCTCGCCGTCAACTGATGCTTCAAACATTTCTTTCATGACTTTCAATTCAACTTCACCTGGCTTCTTGGGCAAGAAGTCACTCAAGTTAAACAAGCCATGTTGTTTGATGGCCGCATTTTCCACGTCATTCAGTGGACGCTCGCGACGTGCCCAACTGGATGTTGAGTAGTCAGCATAGCCGCCTTTTGAACCTTTCTTCATGCGATAGTCCAAACCATGTACCAAGTCAGTTGGCAAATCTTCCAATTCTGGATCGACCAAAGCCGCACGAATTGATGTGAAAATCTGTGGACCAATGATGAATCTACGGATTGGATTTTCTGGAATCTCGTCTGTCTTTTCGCCAAGTCCGTCTTCAACAACGAATCCTTGGAAAATATAACTGCGTTTCTTCCAGTACTTGCGACCCATGTCTTCTAGACTAGGATCTTTGAACCATGCACGTACTTCTGCCAAGATTGGGCAAGCGTCACCATACATTTCTACGCATGGTACTTGTACTGTGATGTTTTTGCTTTCGGATTCACCTTTGATTCCAGAGAATGGCAATTTGATCATTGCACGTTCTACCCAGAAAAAAGTGTTATCAGCGTTACCGTCTGGTAAGAATCTAAGTGTAGATTCGCCGCCTTCTTTTAGGTTCCAGAATGGGTAAATTGACTTGTCCCCACCTGATTTGTTTTCTGAACCACGTTGTTCAGATTGTTTTAGTTTTGCACGAATTTCTGCTAAAGTTGCCATAATTGTTCTCCTATTAATAGCCTTTGTGTTTGCATTTCTGCTGTTTTTGCCTGTATGTTTTATGGGTTACATAAAACAAAAAGTGCATACATGTTATTGTACGCACTTTTATTTAGTAAAGCAAGAGAAATCTTGCTGGAAATGTGAGTATTTTACTCAATTAACGATACTGAACCAAACTGACGATTCTGCTCAATTCATCGTTTCGAAAGTTAACTGACTCTTGTGTTGTGGCTGGAACACCCTGTTGTGTAAACGTGCCCTGTGGCGATTGAGCAGGTTGTTTGGCCTTCAAATTTGCCAATCTTGCTTTCTGATCTGCCATCATTTTTTGTGGATCCATACCTGGTAGAGCTTGCGTATTTTTCAACATATCTTCAGCACTTGCTCCAGGTTGTGGTAATCCAGCTTGGGCAACTAATTGTTGTGCTTTGTTTGGGGCGGCAGGTGCGGGTGTTGCTCCTGAACCGTATCCACCTGCCATTGGAGCAGGTGCCGCAGGTGCCGCTGCTTGTGCTGCTGGTGGTACAAACGGTTTAGCATAAACATCATCACTATCGTCCATCGTGGCTCCAGTTGCCACGGGTGCCGTTGCAGGTGCCGCAGGTGCGCCAGTATAACTGCTTGAAGCATTTGCGGATGCTGGTACTGGAGCTGAATCTACTGGTGCAACCATGCCACCGCCTTCGCCTCCAGCTGCTGCTTTTTCAGCATCAGTTTGTGTTGTTACATTAGGGAACTGAGCCTGTGCCGCACGAGTAGCTGGCCCCATGATACCGTCAGCTTTGATCTTTGCGCCGGCAGCAATCAATTTGTCTTGCAATGCTTTTACATTGGGATCTGGTTTGGCAGCAACAGCGGCTGGTTTAGTAGTGCCCGCAGGAGCCGCTGCTTGTCCAGGTTTTGTAAGAGCTTGACCAGCGGCCAATGCACCAGCACCAGTTGCTGCAGCTGCTGCACCTGTTGCAACTTTGCCAGCTGTGGAACCAAAGAATCGCTGTGCTCCGTTGGCAATAGCACTGCCAGCGCCTCTTAAAGCGGTGCCAACTGCTCCCAAGCCAATTTCGTTAACTTGTTCAGATTCAACAACAGCAATGTATTCTTTGAGTTTACTGACTTTTTGTAGTAAATCGTTTTCTGTAATTTTTTTCATAATAGGTCCTTATTTTAATCCTGCTATCTTTAGAATAGAAGTTAACTCGTCTGATTTTTTCACAGCGGCTTCGCCAATTTTAATAGCAACTGCTTGCGGGTGCATACCGTGTATGCCTGACAGGTGTTTAATGTGTCCAAGTTCTTGATTGTGCTCACTGCTGGGATCCATCTTGTCAACCAGTGCCAGCACTTGTTTGACATCGTCTGGTGTGGCACCTTTGAATTCGCCGTTTTTAAAATCTTTAATGATTTTTACTTTGGCACGAGTACCGCCGATAGTGAAGTTTCTTTATTCATTGTTCCAGAAACCTGCAATGGATTTCAACATCTGTTCAACTGGATTACCATGTGATTCGCTGTCGTCATCAAAACCACATTCCATTGCAGTCAAGCCACATTCACGAATACAATCATGCAATGTCATTTGTTTGTGGCCAAAATCCAACTTGGTGTCTAAGCCAGCACCTGCTTTCTTGGCCATTTGAATTGCTTTCAACAATCCAGCATGTGACAATGCCTTGGCACTGTCTCTACCTGTTCTGTTGGGATTGTGTGGCTTTTTAAAGTGTGACTTTTCATCGTCTGGATCAGTGTGCCAAGGCAAATCGTCTTGGTTTTCTGCGATAGGTGCTGGAGGTACAGCTTCAGGAGGCACAGCTTCAGGAGGCATTGCTGGAGGAACAGCTTCAGGTGCTGGAGCTGCTGGTGGCATCTCTGGAGCAGCTGCTGGAGGCAATTCTTCACCGCCAATCTCACTACC